TTTTCGGCCAAAGAATTTGACTGCCAGCACTGTGGCAAAAATGAGATGCAGCCTGACTTCCTGAACCGCCTGCAGGCGTTGCGCATGAAGTACGGCAAGCCGATGCGAGTGACGAGCGGCTACCGCTGCCCAGAGCATCCCATTGAGGCCAAGAAGGCCAAACCCGGCGCGCATGCCTCTGGTTGCGCCTGTGACATTGGCGTGGAGGGGGCTGACGCCCACCGCCTGCTGCGCTTGGCGCTAGAGCTGGGCTTCACAGGCATTGGCGTGCAGCAGAAAGGAACGGGCAGGTTTCTCCACTTGGATACTTTGGAGGAGCCTCCAAGACCGAATGTTTGGTCGTACTAATATGCGAAGCGATGGCATCCCAAAATCTTTCAAGTTAGCGGGCCATACCATCAAGGTAATAAACATCCCGCTGAAGCGTTGGAAGTACGGCGAAGAAGTGTTAGCCATGTGGATTCCCGCAGAGCTACGCATTGAGCTGCGGAGCGATTTAACGGGAACGCATCGCCAGGCCGTGTTTCTGCACGAAGCGATGCACGCTATGCTTGACACGGCGAGTTACTACGAATTGTCAGCATCAGAGGATTTCGTAGATCGAATGGCAACAATGCTGCATTGTATGCTTACGACGATGAAATAAAGCTATGGTTAAAAGGTGTACGTCCGACGATGAATTTATCGCTGCTTGGCAAAGATTAGGGTCAGCTACAGATGTCGCTCGATTTTTAAAGATAAATCGACGCGCAGTTTTTGAACGACGCCGCACATTGGAGGCGCGTTACGGCATATCTTTAAAATCCAAAAAACAAAACCTAAAAAACAATTCACCCACCATTAGAATATCTACCAAAAAAGACGAAGTGGCTGAAATTCGTGAACGTGTATACAAGCGGGATATACCGATTGATTGCCGAGACGGCGTGGTAATGATTGCGAGCGATGCCCATTACTGGCCAGGTATTGTCAGCGAGGCGCATCAAGCATTTTGTCGATTGGCAAAAAAACTGAAGCCCGCAGCCGTCATTATGAATGGTGACATTCTCGATGGCGCACGCATCAGCCGACACGCACGCATCATGTGGGAAAAGCAGCCCGACATGAAGGATGAAATTCATGCAGTGCAGGATCGCATGGCCGAAATTGAGCGGGCCGCACAAGGCGCAAAGCTACTGCGAGTCATTGGGAATCACGACAGTCGTTTTGAGAATTACCTATCTAGCCGTGTCAACGAATTTGAGGACATGTGGGGGATGACACTGCTTGATTACTTGCCACGCTGGGAGGCGGGCTGGGCGGTGCATTTGAATCAAGGCACCGATGGATGGGTTGCGGTGCGTCATCGACCTGTGGCCGGTGGGATACACTCGGCTTACAATTCCACACTCAAAGCGGGCGTCCACTACGCGCATGGGCATCTGCACAAGCTACAGGTGACCCCGTGGGGCGACTATCGTGGGAGGAGATACGGCATTGACACCGGCACGCTCGCAGAACCCACAGGGCCGCAGTTCAACTACACCGAAGCGGGGCCGGTCAATTGGTGTTCAGGTTTTGCCGTGTTGACATTTACCGAGGGGCGATTGTTGCCCCCTGAATTAGCGGTCGTTGAGCATGGAAAAACTTGGTTTAGAGGACAAGTGGTATAAGCCCAACCTGTGCGCGCGCTGCGTGTATCTCTGCCCGTGGAATGGCAAGGGCTATGGGTGTAGCCACCCCGAAATTCGCAGGCTCCTAGAGGGTCAGGTGCGCTGTGAGGGATGCTATTTCATCGAGACACGCGCGCTAGCTCTCGGGCAATGATGTCGGCCTCCTTGTCTAGGCCATGTGCGCGCATTCGATACAGGATTTCAGCAATGGTCGGCTCTTGCCTTTGTCCGTAACCCCACGGGTGGCGCTTTAACTCCCGCTCCCAGCTACCCGGTTTGGATTCGTTGTCTATTGTCACCAGTAATCTCCTCCAAAGCCGCGTGAGCAGCGTACGTTCGGGGGTGGCACATGACGCCACTCGTACCGCCGAAACGCCTGAAATCGCCTCACAAGCCGTTTTAGCCAATTCACGGTAGTGCCTCCACGCTGTAGTTAGTACTCGGTGACTTCCAGCCGCGTGGCAGTTCGCCATTAATCCACGACGGGTCTTGCCACAGCAGCCGATTGTTGGGGTAGGCGATCCATTGGCCGGTATCCAGCGCAATGATGTGATGATCCTTGCTTTGGTCACTTATTTCCGACCACCCGCCGTCAGCCCAAAACACGCTGAATACGTACACGCCAGGTCGTTGCACCCCGTCGCGGCCAAGTGCTTTCACGCGGTGGTTACGCAAAAACTGCATTTCGCGCACCTCGCAGAACCGGCTAAAACTGTCCCACCAGCAGGCGATCTGTAAGCTCATGGCGGGACACGGCTTGCTGCACAGCGCGTGAATCGGCGTCCTCGCCCATTGCGCGCCATTAGCGAGCATCACGCTAAACATGGGGACGCGGGCAGGCTCTGCGCGGTAGCCAAATACGGTGCATTCGGTAAACTCGCCCACGCCCTCGGTGTGGTCGTACAGAAACTCGTTTCGGATGTAAGCCGTTACATACGGAGTGTCTACCATAAAGCTCATAGCAAATCCTCCGAGTGCCGATACCACTGCGCGATCAGTTCGGGCCAACTCGTGAAATCGTTATACAAATCCTTGTTTTGGATTTCAAACGTATCGGCCTTTAGCTCAAACGTCGTGCCATCGCTCCGCTCCCGCTCGGTGCCTTGTCGGTACAACGTGGCGCGGTACAAAAACATTTCTTTGGGTAGCCAGCCGCAAAAAGTCAACTCGCGGTTGGATTTGTTAAAACTCAAAAACAGATACGCATGGCAGTGGTAATTGATTTGTGACCGCAGCAAATTGTTGACGTAGTGCGGCTCGGGGTATCGCGTGCGACCCATCGTTTTGACATCAAAGTTAATGCCAAACACTTGAAAATCAATGCCCCCATCAAAACCCGTGTCGTTTTGCATCAGTGGCTGGCATAAGCCTAAATTCACCATGTTTTGACCAATGACGCCGACCAGCTGCTGCTCAACGTTGCCGTCACTCCCATCGCCGCGATGGCCGAGTTTGTGGCGTTTAGAAAATTGCCAACTTTCGTCCATCACCATATCCGGCACGACTACGCTGAAAGGCATGGCTCCTCCGGCACTGGGATCACGATGCCCATGTCAGCGCATCGCTGGCTGATAAATTCTAGGTAATCGCTAAACTCTTGCTTGGTCAGTTTGCTGGAACGCTTAAGCGGTCGGATACGTTCACGCCCAAAGCCCGTAATTGTCTCGGTACCTGCCCACTCACCCAAGAAATACTCATGGATGTCCTGAAGCTCCCAGCCCGCCAGCAACTCGCCTGCGCCTTCGATCAAACTGGGATAGACCACCCCGTATAAAAACGCATTTTGCTGGTGCGTTCGGGGCGGCTTCCACGGCTGAATTTCGACGCTCCACGCTTTCGTGGTGTCTAACCCCTGCACCATCCGCGTCACCGCTACGGTGAGCTGCTTGGGGGTGGTGCCAATGGGAAAGATGCGTTTCACCGGCTCGCCTCAAGCCATTCTTTGCCGTACTCCACATCGCAGTAATCCTTAAACCACGGGCCGCCTCGAGTGAAATGCACGGCAAGCGGGTTTGGGCATTGCTCGCGGGTATACCAGCCCTCCAAATAGTTCCACGCTATCGGTAGCTCGCCAATCACATCGTCGGTGAGCCAATTGAATCGGTGTAAGTACATGCCCGTTTCACGGTTAACCACCTCGGGCGTAAGCGCCTTGACTTGCTGATGCCCACAGTTGATAAACATGAAAGATGACCAATTCTTTCGTGGATAGAGATGTTGCGCTTTGTTGTCCATCTTGACGGTTTCCGTCGGCCTATAGTCGTGCTTTACAAGAAAGCACGCTTTTGCCCCGTCGGCGTAGTCAAGCAAAGTCGCGATGTCCCCCCTGAAAAGAAAATCGCAGTCTACAAATACCGCCCAGCCGTTGTAGCCGGCCAAGTAGGGCGTCAAAAACCGAGTAAAACTAAACTCCGTCGAAGACAGCGGATCAGCCTCTCGCCAATACAGGTTTCGTTCCCGAAGCTCTAATTGTTTAATCGGCTGGATGTCTAGCGGGATGGAGGCGTGCCGCAGGAGTGACCTGCGGCAGACCTGGTACGCGATATCCTCGCGGGGATCGTAGCCCACAAAAATGCGTAGATTAAAAGGGTGCATCCATGTCATCCCATGCTGGCTCTTGTTTGGCGACAGGTTTGGTTTGCTCCTTTTGTTGAAAGGTTAGGCTCAAAAACTTATCGCCCGTCTTTTTGCTCGCCTTGATCCATGCAGAAATGTTGTAATCCACGTTATTGATAACGGCAGAACCACGGTAATCGGGTCGCTTTTCGTTGTTACCCTTATCATTTCGGAATAACACGCCTTTCAAATTGGGATCGTATTGCATCATTTCACCTTTTCCAATTGTTGAAGTTTGTCATCTAACTCTGCGAGGAACTTGCGTACCTCGGCCTCTAGCTCGGCAATGCGTTTATCGTCTCGCGTTATACGCACAATCAGCATTTGCAAGTGTTCAGGCAGGCGTGGGTCGTAGCTCACAAATTCGCAAAACGTCTTGCCTGTGCAAGCCATTTGCCACTGCATCTGCGTCACATATTTCTCGGGCGGCTTGCCCGCTAACAGGTACTCCAAGTGAGTGGCGGTGTTAGGGCATTTGTATTCCACGCAGCCCTCACCCACAAAACCGTCTGGGGACGCCCCTGACATCGCGATGGTCGGGTGGTCTATAAACCCCACCTCCTCCACCAACTCGCCTGTACGGGCCGAATACGCAGCCCTAGCGTGCGGCTCTTGCTCTACACCCCAATCCATCGCCGCGTTGCTGAAGTTAGACGCCTTTTGGCCCGTCAGCCGTTCCACGATCAGATCGGCCAAGTAGTTCTGGCGGCTCGCGCTGTAGCCCGATTTGGTCTTGGCGACGACATCCGCAACTCGGGATGCCGTCACCTTGCCTAACCGTGCCGCCCACCATGCAGGGTTTTCTCGCTGTTCCATTATTCCTCCACAAACTCAATATCTATGTCGCTTTCTTCTAATTCGTCATACAAACTGCAAGAGTCATATGCGCTAACTGACTGTCGTTTTCTTTCCATATAAGGCGGCCATGCAAACGCGCAAAATCCATCAAAATCATGGTCTGCGTGTTGCACAAAATGAAAGCAATTCGCGCAATATCGTTCGCGTTTATCTTTTTTCATGCCGCCTCCGGCCCAGTGAGTTCTTTTTTGCGTGCGGTAAACGCATCAATGTGTGTCATGCGTTGGCTTTTATCCAGCCGCTTAAATATCTTGTTTAAATCGTCTACCGACGCCGCTGCGTTGATTAATGCAACCAGATCGGGGTCAACCTGCGGTGCCTTGCTGCTACGGCCTTGTGCGGCCTCTGCGTCGTCATCGATCTGGGCTAATCCAACGATGGCAGCTAGCGCGTAGCGTCGGGCGTAGGTTAAACCCGACCCCTGACCCTGCGGGCTGGCATCTTTGGTCAGCACCGGCATTTCGCCCGCGATCCACTCGCCCGAGCTATGCGCGAGCGTCGTGACCAGCAGCAAGCCCGACTCGGTCATGCGGGTCGTCTGCATGACTGACAAACCGTTGGCGGCCAGCTGGTGGCGGCAAGCGTCCCAGCATGAGGCTAGGTCGGCGTATTTGGATTTGAAGAATGGGTTGCTGCTATCTTTCAGCGCACCTGTAATGTCGGCTTGGGCTTTGCTTAATGCGGCGGCCAATGCGCCAATGGTTTCACTCTGCATTATTCTGCTCCTCAAATTGCTGTTGTTCTTGTTGCTGTTGTTGTTGCCAAAAATCTTGGTTGTCATCTTCCATCGCTATACCCTCACAGCTATGGCCGTCGCACGGCTCAATAAAACCCGATAGTAGGTACACGCTTGCTATGACTAGCAGCGGCCAATATTTAACCTTCAAGGTAATACTCCCACCGACGTTCTTGCATGTCGTCTTGCGCTTTAGAAACAAGCGTGTTGTACATCCCATCCGACAATTCGCTGGGACTTAATGGCAGGTCAGTGCCGAGCGCTGTGTAATCGCGTTTGTCAGGGTTGTCGCCTTTGTGGTAAACGCCAAGGACGTTGACGTCTTCTAGCTCAATACAGCCGTCGTTGACGTCGTATTCAACGTTAATCTCGACGAGCGTGCCGTAAAGCCAGATGCGGGTGTTGAAATCAAACATGTGTGTTACCTCTCTGTGGTGTTGTTTCTGTCAACGGTTGTAGGATAGTTGCCTTGACAATACCTTGTCAACCCTTCTATCATCTTTTTTATGAATCCGAAAAAACTCGTACAGCAATATGGTTCCCAAGCTGCCGTTGCCAAGGCGTTTGGGGTGACGAGGGCAGCCGTTCAGCAATGGGTCAAAACCAATAAGGTGCCAGACGCGAGGCGATGGC